CACGTCCCGCAGATGTTCCAATGCCACCTTCACAGCAGCCATTGGCTGCAATGCCACAGCCTGCATACACGCAACCACTTTCTAAAGCACAAAGTGCAAGTCAAACTGATTCCTGCCCTGAGTGCGGCGGTAACAACTACATGGCAGTCCAGAACGCTGCAGCCAGATGTTATGACTGTGGGTACCCAATAACACAAGCAGGAAGTCGTTACGGTTCATTGACTGGAGCCACAGTAGAAGGCAGTGCAAAGTCTGCGCAAGGAAATGACGTTCAAAGTAATTGGAATCCACAAGGGATTATTGGGAGAGTAAATTGATAAATGCTGATGCACGCAAACTTATTGCACAACTTAACAAGAAGTTTAAAGGCGATGTTGTCGTTATGGCGTCCGATATTCGGAGCGACATTATTCCTCGTATCACTAGTGGCTCTACTACCCTTGACTTTGTATTGGGTGGGGGTTTCCCTGGTAACCAATGGAATGAACTCATTGGGGAACCGTCGCACGGCAAGACAGCTCTCGCTCTTAAAACTATTGCAGCGAATCAAGCATTAAACGCTGACTACACAACTGTGTGGGTAGCTGCCGAACAATGGGTGCCAGAGTACGCCGAAATGTGTGGCGTAGATACGTCTCGCGTTATTGTTATTGAAACGTCTGTTATGGAGGAGGCATACCAAGCAGTCATTGAGTTTGCTGAGTCCAAATCTGTAGACGCAATTGTTATTGATTCATTACCAGCCCTCTCCCCAATGCCAGAGATGGAAAAAGATATGAGCGAGGCAACCGTTGGTCGTGGAGCACTTCTTACAAATAAGTTTTTCCGTGTAGTTGGCACAGCAATGAAACGTTCTCTAACTGAGGATGAGCGTCCTGTTCTTGGGTTGATTATCAACCAGTACCGAATGAAAATCGGTGTAATGCACGGTGACCCTCGCACAACCCCTGGCGGAGAAGGAAAGAACTATGCGTTCTTTACCCGCTGTGAAGTACGCCGTAAGGAATGGATTGAAATTGGTTCAGGCACAAACAAGGTTAGAGTTGGACAACAGATTGTTGTTCGCACATTAAAGAACAAGACTGCACCACCACAGCGTGTTGCATACTTTGATTTCTACTTTGCGCCAGGTGGCGCCTGTGAACCTGGGGAGTTTGATTTTGCTAAAGAAATCGCCTCTCTTGGTGTAATCATGGGCGTTATTGAACGCAAAGGTGGTTGGTTCTATCACGGTGAGCGTAAGTGGCAGGGCATTGAGTCTGTCATTGCAAGTATCCGTGAAGAAGTTGACCTTAAAGAAGCAATACAAACTGCAGTACTCTCATCAGATGCAGCACCATTGGCAATTGATGAAGACTGAAGGCCAAAAGCAATCCCAGAAGCACGAAAAAAGACTAGCTAAGAAAATTGGCGGTAAAACTATGGCTGCATCTGGAGCCTTTTGGTCCCATAAGGGAGATGTTCGGTCAAGCGACCTCTTGATTGAGCATAAGTTTACAGGGAAGAAATCTTTTTCTGTAAAGGCAGAGGTGTTGAAGAAAATAACGACAGAGGCCATCCTTGATGGACGTATGCCAGTATTGGGCGTCCATTTAGATGGGGAGAATTACGTAATTCTTCTTGAAGACGACTTTCTAGAGATGAGGGACCGTCTAAAGGATGCTTAATATATGTACGAAAATGAATCACCGTGGTGGTCTAAAGCACGTTGCTTTGGAGCCGCACCTAAAAGCCAAGAGGAAGAAGATATTTTCTATCCTCCAAGAGATAAGGACCGATATAAATTAATTGCCGATAAAGCCAAGGTTTATTGCCTTGGTGAAAATGGTAAGAATCCGTGCCCTGTACTAAAAGATTGTTTGTGGGATGCAGTCACTCGTGACGAACCACACGGAATCTGGGGAGGATTGAGCCACAGAGAAAGAAATGCTTTAATACGTAAGTGGAAAAAATCATTCGCTAAGAAAATGACTCTTAAGGAGTTTATTTTCAGTAAGGACTAACATGGCTACAGAACTAAAGAAGTTCTTAGATGCAAAGAAGACGACAACACGCTTATTGGGTGATGTTGAACGGTACCTTATGCGCCGTCCGTTAGACGACCGCCGCCAAGACGTACTCCACCCGTCAGAAATAATCAAACCTGACTGGTGTCACCGTTATTCGTACCATTTACTAACGGGTGGAGAAGCGAATAGAACCAAACCAAATCTTAGATTGCAAAACATATTTGACGAAGGACACTACATTCACGCTAAATGGCAGTCTCGTTTTCAGGCAATGAATGTTCTTTATGGAAAGTTTGAGTGTTTAGCTTGCCAGGTAATGACCATAGGTATTTCTCCAGCCTGCAAAGATTGTGGGCGTAAAGATGTTATGGAGTACCGAGAAGTCACCCTTGTAGATGACAACCTACGGATTGCAGGTCATACAGATGGTTGGATTAAAGACATCGGAGATGATTGCTTAATTGAAATCAAGTCTATTGGCGCAGGAACCCTACGCTTTGAAGCCCCCGATATCCTTGCAGATGCTGGCGGAGATATGACCAAAGCATTCAACAACATTCGCCGTCCATTCCGCAGCCACTTACTGCAAGGTCAGATGTATTTAGAATTAGCGCACCGTATGTATGGTGATGAAGCGCCAAAAGAGATTGTTTTCTTGTACGAGAATAAGGCAGACCAAGCAACTAAAGAGTTCACTGTTAAAGCAGACTATGAGATTGTTGAACGTATTTTCTTTAGCGCATCAAAGGTAATTGCTGCTGTAAAAGCAAAGAAGATGCCTGAGTGCAACGTTAGTTCTGATGGTTGCAAGTCTTGTAACTCTTTAGTGGATTTGGAGGAGTGGGGTGCTTAATTTAGGTCCAATGTCGTCTTTAGCAGTAAAGCGTATGACAGAACAAAACATTAATATGTGGCCTGACCAATCAGAGCAACCAAAAATGCCACGAGACATCTCTGTCTTAGATAGTGACGAACTTAGTGCCCTCTTTACTCAGTTAACTGCTTGGTCTAATTTTGTTGCGGGTCAATTAGCTGCCTGTCAAGTAGATGAGCATGTTCTAAATAAAAAGAAAGACTCTTTAGAGGCTCAATTGTTTTTAGCTAAAGACAATTCAAAAGTTAAAGGTGAGAGAGTAACTCTCATCAAAGCTCAAGTTGCTGCTGACCCAAAGATTATGGATTTAGAAGACCAACTTACTCACGCTTACGCATACCGCAAGATGGTAGAGGTTGTAGCCAACAACTTTGAAAGAGATGTGGCGTTGGTTTCTCGTGAGATTACTCGTCGTACAAATGATTTCCGTTCAACACGAAAGGATAAGTTCTCCGCATGATTATCGGCCTAACAGGTTACGCACAATCAGGTAAGGACAGTGTTGCAAATAGTCTTGTTCAAAATTATGGGTATACCCGTGTTGCATTTGCAGACAAGATTAGAGAGTTGTTAATTGAAACAAATCCTTTTATTAGAGACGGGTTTAGAGTTGAAGGCGTTGTTAGTGCCTATGGTTGGGACCAAGCAAAGATTCTGTTTCCTGAAATAAGGCATTTGCTTCAAAGTTTAGGTGTAGGTGCTCGTAAAACTTTTGGAGATGATTTTTGGATTCATCAAGCCTTGAAAGACCTAAACTCTAAAGACAATATTGTTATTTCTGATGTTAGATTTGTAAACGAAGCTGAATGTATTAAGCAACGTAATGGGCAACTTTGGAGAGTTAAACGTCCAGGAGTTGCGGCAATTAATGCCCACGTTTCTGAATCCGATTTAGATGGGTATAAAGTAGATAAGATTTTACACAACGGGGGAACGCTTGAGGAACTAGAGTCACTAGTTCACACAAGAATGGACTCCTACCCTCATGACAACTAAGGTAATAGACGGCGGATTAAACACTGCAGGTAATGTAACAATCGGCATTGACCAATCCCTTACAGGATTTGCGCTAACTGCGCTCTCATTAGATGACCCGAAGAAACACATCACTTGGGTGTACAAATCTCCTTACTTTGGAATTGAACGTCTTGTAGATATTCGTCAATGGTTAACAGACCATTTAATGTACCTAGAAGAACATGATTTAGATGTTGTAGATTTAGCAATGGAAGGGACAGTTCTTGCAAGCCAAGCAGCGTTAGTTCTTGGAGAACTTTCAGCAACGGTACGGTTAGCTATCTACGATATGTACGGTGAAGATGACCCACGTAGATTCCCCCTTAAAGTTCCCCCAATGACATTGAAGAAGTATGCATCAGGTAAAGGGAACGCCAAGAAGCAAGAGATGCTGTTACAGATATACAAGCGATGGGGCGTTGAGTTCAACGATGACAATGCTGCCGATTCCTACGCTTTAGCACGCCTTGTAGGAAAATTTTCAATTAACGAAGTTGAAAAGGCAGTAGCTGAGCAAATGTCAGACCCTAAATACCGAGACCAAGCGCGGTTTTAGACCTATCCTTTAGTTCGGGAGTGGCACACGAAACCGAACCAAAGGACTAACAATTGAGTAACACACCAGAAGCATCACAAGAAGAGCCGTTTTTGCGAGTAAGCGCAAGCTCCAATCCGCAAAGCGTAGCCTCAGCCATTGCCCATGCAATTTACGACAAGCGTGAGGTAAAACTCCGTGCTGTTGGTGCAGGAGCAGTAAACCAAGCAGTTAAAGCAATTGCCATTGCTCGTGGG